GATGGCGGACTTACCGGAGCCGGCACCTGCGGTGAGCCAGATATGCGGCCGCCAATCAAGAGCACCGCAGATCGGTGCAAGTGCAGCCCATCCGGCAATGAGCAGCCCAGATGCCGGGACTTCCCATTTGAACCGACCTGCCAGTTCCAGCAGCACAAAAGCATCTTGATCAGCAAGCGGCACGGCAGTGCCCGGTCCGCGCAAGCTGCCAAGGCGTTGGTAAAGGTATCGACTGCCGGTGATGCCAGCAGCTACTGACACTTCAGTGGCGCCAACCACGAGGCGATCACCAAGGTGCAGCACGGATTGCTTTTGGTCCCACCATGCGCCACGGCCGCGGATGCGATCGGGTGAGTAGATGCCTGCTGCGGCTTGACGCTCAAAAAGACTACTTGCCGCTGCTGTCCAGTTGGCGCCGGTTTTGGATGGATACAGCGACTCCCAATAGGCAAGCGGTGCAATGGCGCAGAGATTGGTGCCGGTATGCGCTGATCGCGACAGCCGCGTTACTTGGCCGGTGCTGTGCGGTTGGTAGTAAAAGGCATCGTGATCAAAGCCAAGGCAGGTGAAGTGGTCGTTGCCATCAGGCAATGGCTCGGGTTCAATGACGGGCTCGGGTTCAGGATCCGGCGCCAGCTGCGGCAGCAAGATCGGCGCGGAGCGATTGTGCTTGAGATATGCAGCAGCCGCTGCCATGCTCCAATCAGCATCAGCCAGATCCCAGCCTTCGGCTACATCCGCTGGTGGATGGACAATGCGCACTTGATCAGCGCCGACCTTTAGAAGCCGGATCGCCAGTTTTGCCATGGCATCACGGCCGACGTCATCGGCGTCAGGCCATAACACGCAACGCTTGCCAGCAAGTGGTGACCAGTCGGCTTTGTCAATTGCTTTGCAACCACTGGGCCAGGTGATGACAACGGCTGATGGGTAGAGCAGTGCCGCTGCATCGGCAGTCTTTTCACCTTCAACCACCAGCACCGGTGCATCAGGCTTGAGTGCTAGCTGGCGTTTGCCGTACAACGGACGCGGCGATGGCGGCGCCTTCCACTTCCATGCAGTGCCATCCCACCAAAGCGGGAGGATGTCCTTGCCACCATCGGGCTTGTCTTTGCGGACAACGTAAAAGGTGCTGCTGTACTGCCAAAACTGCTTGCCGCGTGGCAGCGGCGGCTCTGGTATCGGCTTGGTAATGCCGAGATGCTGCTCGATGCGCTGACACGCTTCGGCGTAGGTCAAGCCTTGGTGACGCATGAGCAGATCCATGCCGGTGCCGCCACCACCGGACTGATCCTTGCCGCCGCATTTGTTGCAATACCAAGAGCCGCTGCCGTCTTGATCATCAAAGCGGTAGCGGTCTTTGCCGCCACATAACGGGCACGGCTGATGCTTGTCAGATAGCTGCTCTGGTGTCAAGCCGCAAAAATGCGCCAACAGGTCCGACCACCTGCCGTTGGTGAGTTCAGCAATGGTCATTGGATCGTCAAAACGTATTGATGCACCGCCTTGGTGCCTTCTTGCTTTTCTTTGCGCCGCGCGTCAGCAATGACATCCAGTCGCTCGGGCCAAAGCCGCTCCACTTTGTCGAGCAAAGACGACTGCAGCGCGTGATCCAGCTTTGCAATTCGAGCCAGCTCGTACGGATCCGACTCACCGGTAAAGGCGTGATACAGCAGATCTGGCGTTAGCCACGCGTCGAGCTCGGCAAGGAATCTAGCTTTAAGCGGGCTTGGCTTCATGGCTGAGGATTGGGCGCTGAGTGCAGTGCTTGCTCCAGTAGCAGCCTGATAGCAGTGGCGCGATTCATGCGATCACCACGCCAAGCATCAAGCCGCTGCAGGAGATCCGGCGTGAGTCGTATATGGGTTGGATGGGCCAGTCGCACAGGTTTTGGCGGGATGCTTGCCTAGTGTAGCCGTGGCTGCTACGCTTGCAAGTGGCTGCACACCGCCATGACCTACCAAGACTTCATCACATCAAAGGCCACCGCTACCAGCTCTTGCGGTTTTGAGCCGCAGAGCAACTGGGATTTGTTCACGCATCAGCAAGCCACCTTGCAGTTCGCTTGCCGCAAAGGTCGCTCTGCGGCATTCCTCGATACAGGACTTGGCAAGTCACGCGTTGAAGCGGCTGCGGCCGCTGAATTCATGCAGGCCAGTGGCAAACCATCTCTCATCCTCACGCCTCTTGCTGTTGCTCGGCAGATGAAGCGCGAATGCGAAGCCATCGGCATTGATGCCGCCATTGTGCGCGAGCAATCAGATGTCACATCTGGAGTAAACATTGCCAACTATGAACGTTTGCCCAAACTCGACACATCTATCTTTGGCGGAGTTGTGTTAGATGAAAGCAGTATTCTTAAGGCTTTCACTGGTCCCACAAAACGGATGCTTTGCGAGGCTTTTGCGGACACCCCCTACCGACTCGCGGCAACCGCCACACCAGCACCAAACGACCACATGGAACTTGGCCAGCACGCCGAGTTTCTTGGCGTCATGCCGGGCCCTGAGATGCTTTCACGCTGGTTTATCAGCGATCAAACCACGATGGGCGGCTACCGGCTCAAGGGTCACGCGCAAGATAGCTTTTGGCGTTGGGTGGCGAGCTGGGCACGTGCTGCCACCTTGCCGTCAGATCTTGGCGGTGATGATGCCGGATTCGTGCTGCCACCTTTGAACTATCAAATTCACACGGTTGCGGCTGACATCACACAAGAGGTGCCGGATGGGATGTTGTTTCGAGTTCCAGATGGCAGCGCTACCACAATGCACCGTGAGAAGCGCCTAACGATGGATGAACGAGTGGCTTGCGCAGCCGATCTTGCCAACGCAGCCGATGGGCCCGTGATTGTTTGGTGTGAAACCAACAGCGAATCAACAGCATTGGCTGCAGCGATACCGGACGCTATTGAGGTTTATGGCTCAATGACGCCTGACGCAAAGGTTGCCGCATTGGATGCCTTTACTTTTGGCGAACGTCGCGTGATCGTAAGCAAACCAAAGCTGGCCGGCCTTGGGCTGAATTGGCAGCACGCTAACACCGTTATCTTTGCCAGTGTCAGCCACAGCTATGAGCAGCACTACCAAGCCGTTCGTCGTGCTTGGCGCTTTGGCCAGACAAATCCAGTCACTTGCCACGTGATTATCAGCGACACAGAGGCCAGCATCTGGAACAATGTGCAGCGTAAGGCCGACGATCACCAACGCATGAAACGCGCCATGGCCAAATCCATGCTGCGCTCACAGCAAGAGGCAATCTTGCGCCGCGCTTATCTGCGCACACCTGTCGTCACTCTTCCCGACTTTTTCTAATGAAACCCGATTATCAAGGCAACAACTGGGCAATTTACAACGCGGACTGCGTTGAGTTGCTGATGGGACTACCCGACGACAGCATTGATTGCGCTGTGTTTAGCTCTCCGTTTTCGTCCCTGTACATTTACAGCGACTCCGAGCGCGATATGGGCAACAGCGCCTCGCACGAGGAGTTCCTTGAGCATCATCGCTTCATGGCGCGCGAGTTGTATCGCGTAATGAAGCCAGGCGCTGTGATCTGTGATCATGTAAAGGATACGGTTTTCTATCAGAACAGCAGCGAAACCGGCGAAGGCGGACTCTATCCGTTTTCAGACGAAGCTAGCCGCAACTATAGGACCGTTGGCTTTTGTTTGCGTGCTCGCGTGACCGTATGGCGCGATCCAGTCCGCGAGATGCAGAAGACGAAGCACGAACGACTGCTGTACAAAAACATTCGTGAGAACAGTCGCGTAAGCGCAATGGGCATGCCTGAATACATTTTGGTTATGCGCAAGGAATCAAAGGGCAAAAACGTGGGCGAGCCGGTGACCCATACGCGTGATGAGTTTACGCTTGATCAATGGCAGCAATGGGCATCGCCTGTATGGATGGACACGATGCAAACCAAAGTGCTCAACGCCAGATTCAAGGCAGACAAGGACGAAAAGCACATCTGCCCAATGCCATTAGATCTGATCGAACGGTGCTTGACCCTTTACAGCAATCCGAACGACCTAGTGCTAGATCCGTTTAATGGCATTGGCAGCACAGGCTATCAAGCTGTAAAGATGGGCCGTCGATATGTCGGGGTGGAATTAAAGCCCGAATATGCAAAGCAAGCGGCTCGATTTATTTCAGCCGCTGAGGCTGAAGGGTCAAGCTTCTTGCCATTGGATCCGCAGCAATGAACCTCCGCCCCTACCAAACCCAACTCATCACCGACATTCGCTTGCAGTACCAGCTGGGGCACAAGTCAGTCCTAGCGGTGCTGCCTACCGGCGGCGGCAAGACGGTGTGCTTTAGCTACATCGCTGAGCAGGCTGCCAAAAAGGGCAACCGCGTCTGCGTGCTGGTGCACCGTGCTGAGCTGCTGGATCAGGCCAGCCGCGCTATGCCGGTGCCGCATGGCCGCATCAGCGCTGGTCGCGGCATGGATCTAAGCCACACCGTGCAGGTAGCAAGCGTGCAGACACTGGCGCGCAGGCTGCACCTGCTGCCGCGTGACTTCTTCCAACTGCTGGTGGTGGATGAGGCACACCACACCACTGCCGGCACATGGGCCAAGGTGATCGAGCATTTCCATAGCGCCAAGCTGCTCGGTGTGACCGCAACACCGATCCGCTCAGACGGCCGTGGATTGGGTGAGCACTATCAATCCATGGTGGAAGGTCCAACGGCGCAGCAGTTGACGGATGCCGGCTTCCTCGCTGCTGCCAAGGTGCTGGCGCCGCCTGGGTTTGATACCACCGGACTGCGCAAGCGGATGGGTGACTTCGACCCGCGCGAGGCTGAGCAGCGCGTCGGCACGATCATGGGCGACTGCCTTGGCCACTACCGCAAACACCTGCCAGGGCAGACAGCGATCGCGTTCTGCTGCTCAGTGGCGCACGCGGAAGCGGTGGCTGCATTGTTCCATCGCAATGGCATCGCCGCGGCCAGTATTGACGGGACTATGGACGCCAGCACGCGCCGGCAGCTACTCGAGGGCCTTGGCACCGGCAGGCTGAAGGTGCTCACCAGTTGCGCGCTGATTGGCGAAGGCGTGGACGTGCCAAGCGTTGGCGGCTGCATCCTGCTGCGCCCTACCGCATCTGTGGCGTTACACCTGCAGATGATCGGCCGGTGCTTGCGCCCGCAACCAGGCAAGCACGCAGTGGTGTTGGATCATGTCGGCAATACGCTCCGGCTTGGCCACCACCTTGAGCCGCGGGACTGGTCACTGGATGGGCTGCGCAAACGCGACCGCGAGAAGGCGCCCAGCGTCAAGGTGTGCCCGCAGTGCTTTGCCACCAGCGCCAGCGCGGTGCAGACATGCCGCGAGTGCGGGCATGTATTTGCGCCACAG